TTTTTCAATAAGATTACGAAGGGCGGCCTTCCAAATAAAACACTCAATATTGCTCTCGCTGGCACTGGTGTTGGTAAGTCTTTGTTTATGTGTCATGTCGCAAGTAGTGTTCTACTCGAAGGCAAGAACGTACTATACATCACGCTTGAAATGGCTGAGGAAAAGATTGCTGAAAGAATTGATGCTAATCTTTTAAATATTCCTGTTCAACAATTGACAGATGTACCTCGTCAAATGTTTGAGACAAAAGTTACTAAAATTTCTGAGAAGACTCAAGGTAATCTTATCATTAAAGAATATCCTACTGCTGCTGCACACTCAGGACACTTCAAAGGTTTATTGAATGAACTCTCATTAAAGAAAGCATTTAAACCAGATATTATATTCGTTGACTATCTAAACATATGTGCATCGTCACGTTACAGAGCTGGTTCTAATGTCAACTCATACTCCTACATCAAAGCAATTGCAGAAGAACTTAGAGGCCTTGCAGTCGAAACTAACGTCCCTATCGTATCGGCAACTCAAACCACTCGTAGTGGCTTTAGTAGTAGTGACGTTGATCTTACAGATACCTCTGAGTCATTCGGTCTTCCCGCTACTGCCGACCTTATGTTTGCTCTTATTTCTACGGAGGAGTTAGAAGAGGTAAATCAAATTATGGTCAAACAGCTGAAGAATAGATACAATGATCCAACTATGAATAAAAGATTTGTAATTGGTATTGATCGTGCAAAGATGAGATTATATGACGTAGAACAAAGTGCTCAACATGACATCATTGACAGTGGGCAGGAAGTAGAGTATAATAATCAAGAAGAAACTAAAAAGATTAAAAGTAAATTCGCTGGTTTGAAATTCTAATGACTATTGATTTTAAAAGGTACGAAACATTTGTAGATGCTGTGACCTCCGACGCTTCAAAAGATTTTGTAAATCTAGCTGACCGTCTGGTTGAACTAGATCGTGAAGGTGCAAATATAGAAAGACTTCTTACTGCTGGTGTTGGTATAAATGCCGAAGGAGGAGAGTTTCTTGAGATTGTAAAGAAGATGGTTTTTCAAGGAAAACCTTGGAATGCTGCAAATAAACATCATCTCGTGACCGAACTTGGAGACTTGATGTGGTACGTTACTCAAGCATGTATGGCACTTGACGTATCAATGGAAGATGTTATTGCTACTAATGTAAAAAAATTAGAAAAAAGATATCCTGGCGGTAGTTTTGACATATTTTATTCCGAAAATAGACAAGAAGGTGATCTATAAATACCTAAAAAGCTCCTGATATGGCTGCTCTAGGTTTTAACGATTTATTAAAAATATTTTATTCTGGCCCTCTAAGGAATCAGAAGAGATATAAGATGATCGTTAAAAAAGTTAAAGATAAAACACCGTTTTTATTGGCATCAGGTGATCTAAAAATATTAGAGTTCATTTCTCCTATCGTAAGAGCTACATTTGAACAGGGAAATTTATCAGACTTAGCTTCAGTTGCTGCCAAAAAGAATAAACCACTGAAAGACGAAGAGGGAAATACTTATAGCATAAGACAACTTGAAAAAACAGAAGACTTTGGTGGTAAAACTGGAGGAGGTAGATTGGGTGGTGGTGCAGATCCACATGAACTAATGACTGCTGCTCTCATAGCTAAGTATGGTGCATCTGGATCGGATAGAGTTCCTGTATCTGCATATAATACCTTGACACAGGCAGAAAAAGTTTTATCAACGTTAAAATCCACAGCTGCTCAAGTGCAAGGACATAGACAAAAAGATATAGATGCATTTGAGGGAGATTTTGCCAACTATGCAAAAGCAATATCTGCAGCTAATGGATTTCTAGGATCTTTAAATCCTAGCTCTAGAGTCAAAAAAGTCTACATTACAGGTAAACAATGGTCTAAGGAAGTATCTAAGTATAGAGTTACCAACCATGAATACTTTGGGAATAAAGATTACAACTCATCAGATATAGTAGTTGATCTTTCCTCACAAGAGAATAGGAAACCCATGAGAGTTTTAGTGGGAATATCTCTAAAGAAAAAGAAGAAGTATGCAGATAAAGATCCCACAATTATTAACAAGACAGTAACAGGAGAGAAAGGATTATTATCAGCACTAGGTCTTAAGGATGCTGATATGAGAGAAGAACTTAAACAACTTTATCTAGCTAGATCCCAGTTTTTCTATAACATGGTAGAAGCCACATTATACAGTCCAGAGACTCAAGCTGGTAGAAGAGTGAGAGATGCTGCAGTTAAGTCACTTAGTATTAAAGATGGTTCAAAGGAAGCTGCTGAGTTAGTTAAGAGGGAGAAAAAGAAACTTCAAGGTGCTATGAAAACCGCTCCCAAAGTATTAAAACAAATAGAAGCAAGGGGTAAGGAAGAGAAAGCAAAAGTTTTACAACAAAATATAAGTGGTTATCTTAGAAATTTAAAGATGAATGTAAGCACAAATGAACAAACATCCAAGAAAGTTACCAAGGCAGCTGACAATATCGGTACTGATAAAGCTAAAGATGCATTAGTTGGTAAGTTTCCAGTACATACTAAGTTAGATAATATATACTTTAAAAAATTCTTTTCTATCATGACGAGTCCTAAAGTGTCTCAACTGATTGCAAAGGCTTTGATGAATATAATATTCAAATTAGATATAAATTCTCTCATGCAAGAGAGAGCAAAATATAGGGAGAAGTTTAAATTTACATTGATTACTGGTTCGGGTGAACTAGTTGATGATACTGTTGTAACACCTTATAGTCCAGCAGTAATACCAGAGGAAAACAGTACAGCTTTGATTACAGAGATGGTCAGTCGTCCTGGCGCTGTTTATCAGATAAGAGGTTTGGCTGGTTATGTTCAACCTTTTGATGGTGGAAGAAGTAAATCACTTAAGTTTGAGTTGTTATTACAATCATATTCGATAGTTGAAATAGAGATAAGATACAAAGGGCCTGTAACTCCAGAACCACAGTTTCAAGCATACATCACACCTACTTTCAAGAAACTCTTAAGTGATAGAGTATCACCTGATGTTAGATACTAATAAATAAAGTTATAATCGTATATTCAATCCTGTGAAGTCGTTCGGACAATTCCTAAAAGAAGCTGTAAAGACAGCCGCATCTACCGAGGCCAAGATGAAAGGTCTAAAAGGTGACGGTCACGGAGGATGGTACGATGCTAAAGGAAAATTTGTTGCAAAAACTGTAAATGGTAAGTTGCAGTTTGTACAAGGTGGATCTCCAAAAGAAGCTGAAGGGCCAACTTCTACTAAACCACCAACCCCTCAGACACCAAAACAATCAGCACCAGCACCAGTACAGCAACAAGCAGCCCCAGCACAACAACCTGTGGAAGAACCAACCGTCAAGGATGGTAAGGCTCCAGAGGAAGGTGATACACAATCGCAAACTGCCGAGATCATGGGAGCTCCATCATCTGAGGGTGCAGTAGTAGTATTTGGTAGGTTCAATCCACCTACAACAGGACATGAGAAATTAATAAAATCTGCAAGTGATGAGGCGGCCAGAAATAAATTTGATCTAAGAATATATCCTAGTCGTAGTGTAGACGCAAAGAAAAATCCACTGCAGCCTGGTGCAAAGATAGAATATATGAAAATGATGTTTCCTGATTATGAAGAATCTATCAAGGATGATCCAAACGCAAGAACTATATTTGATGTATTAGTCGCATGTTCTAACCTAGAATACAAAGCAGTAACAATAGTTGTGGGACAGGATAGATTAGCTGAGTTTCAAGGCCTTGCACAGAAATATAATGGTGACTTATATGATTTTGAAGAGTTGAAAGTTATATCTGCTGGTGCTAGAGACGCTGATGCAGAGGGTTTAGAGGGGATGTCTGCATCTAAGATGAGAGATGCCGCCTCTAAAGATGACTTTAAATCCTTTGCAAAAGGTATTCCCAACATAGGAAACATGGAGAAAAAGAATTTATTCAATCTCCTACAGAAATCTATGGGAGTTAAGAAAAAAGAGATTGCGGCTGAAACATGGACATATGCTCCCAAGTTAGATCCATTTGGTTTGAGAGTTGCATATTTAAAAGAACAATGTTTCAAAGTGGGATCTCTAGTAGAAAATGTAAACACTGGTGTTAGAGGTAGAATTACGAGGAGATGTTCTAATCATGTGATAGTACAGACTCCAGAACACACTATGTTCAAAGCATGGTTGAAGGATTTAGTAGAAGCATATGATGTGGGTACAGATGAGTATAGAAGATATGTGCAATCTATGACGCCAGGCCAAGGTGACGTAAAGTTCCATGATAAACCAGATATCAAACCAATTACTACTGGTTCATACTACGATGGCAAAAAGGTGAAGAATCCTAATGACCCTCCTAGTGGGCCTGGGATAAAGTATAATGATACAAAAATTCCTTACAAAGTTGGAAAGGGATAAATAATACAGATCAAGGACTCTCTTATTAAAATGAATGACGACAAAAGCTTAGTTGATGCGTACGCTTCAATATACAATAAGAAAGAAAAAGAAGTAGAACAAGTAGACGAAGCAATATTTACTGGTGCTGCTCTTGCTGGAAAGGCCCTTCTAAAAGCAGGGGGGAAATTTCTCGCGAATAAAGCTAAGGATGTCGCTGGCAATGTTTTGAAAAGCACAGCGAAGAGAGGATTAGGAATGTTGAATCCAAAGAAAGATCAAGAACCACAACCAGCAATGGCTAGTTATCAACCAGAAGGAGAAATGGTTGAAGATGTTGCAATCACTCATTTAGATGGAAGCACTACTGAGGTTATAGATGTAGTTAAACCAGAACCATTAGGAGACATGGAAGATCAAGAAACATTACATAACAGACTCTGGGATCAGGTCACAGCAAACCTTACCACTCTTGGAGAGATGGATAATACAAGGTATTTGGTTGAACCACTAGATGAGAAGAAAAAATTAGATCCAGTTGGTAAGGAGGATGATGATGTTGATAATGATGGTGATGTAGATTCCTCAGATTCTTATCTTAAGAACAGAAGAGATACTATAGAAGCTAAGATAAAAGGTAAGAAGGGAAAGAAAGAAGATAAAGAAGATATGAAAGAAGCTAAGAATGGTGGTGATAATGACCCATGTTGGGATAGTCACAAACAAGTGGGAATGAAAAAGAAAGGCGGTAAGATGGTTCCTAACTGTGTGCCCAAGAATGAGAATTTTAACGTCAAGAGTCCAGTTATATTCTCAAAACCAGAGGAGAAGACAGAAGAACCTGTAATTAGTGAGGAAATGATAGAAAAATATGCAAGTTCTATTTCTAAGGCTCACAAATCTATTCAAAGATAATGAAATCGTATGAACAATTTCAGCATGAGAGACTCGATCTCGATGAGTCGATCATAGGTAGAGTTGCTGGTGCTGCAAACAGAATGAGACAGGGTGCCAGTAATATGATGGGTAGTGCCAACAAAGCTATGACTGGCGTTGGATCAAACATGCGTAAGATGGGTAGTAATGTTGCCTCATCAGTGAAAAAGAATGTCCCAAAAGCAGTAAATCAAGTTAAAAAGACAGGTGCTACCACAGCAAGAAAAGTTGGTGAGGGTTCTAGGTCTTTAAGATTTAAAGCTGCAAACGTAATGGCAGACCGTAACGTTAGAAGTGGATTATCTGGTATTAAAAAAGGTCTTCAAAATATTAGAGGAAAAACATATACAGGTGGGGGTCTAACAAAACAATTCACAACTGGTTCTGGGGTTGTTGATGACCTTAGACAGGGAGTTAAAGATCGTGCTAAGTTTGAAAGATCAAAAGTAATACAATATGATAAGCCTACTAAAGATAGATTTGGAAATGTTACTGGAGGTAAAAATGCGAGTGGTCAAAAATTACCAGTATCAAGAGCTGTTGTTCAAAGAGGCCGTCAGTTGGATAAAGATGGCAACCCAATGGATAGAGGTAAAAGAGGGAAAAGTATAATTAATAAAATCACCAGTGCGGCAAGAAGAAAGATTGGCCTTAGTGACGTAAAACCCAAACCAGAAAAGCAACAAAACAAAGGTGGTGGAGATGGAGCTACCTCACCAACTAAAATTACAGGGCCATCAGGAATGTCAGATAGCGAACGTGAAGCTCAATCTGGAGGAAAAAGTAAAGGTACAGGTTCTAGAACTGTAAGCCTCAATCGCAAAGGTACAGGAACAGAGATAGATCCTAAGACTAAGAAGAAAATCATAAGAAAGCCAGAACCAGTAACAACTAAGGGAGGTGCTAAGATAACTGATGGAGGCGGCACTAGGTTGACAGGAAATGTCACTTCTGAAAAAGGTGATGATGGTAAAGTAAAAATTTCACAGAAGCCTGGTGAGGATCAAAAGGTAGTTACTACTGGTAATAGACAGTATATTGCAAGACCAACTGATGATCCAGAAAGGTTGAAGCAGACAACTAAACGTCCGCCAGGATCTATACAGTCTAGAATCACTGGTGATCTTGACCGAAATGATGTGGTTACAGACGTAGACAAAAAACCAACAAAAGGCAGGCCAGGTCAAGCAGTCAGAATGCCAGGCACTGAGCAACAGAAGAAAAGTAAAAGAAGAATTGAGAAACAAATTAAGAACACCACTCCTTCAAGAGGCGGTGAAGGTGCAACTGATGACCCAGCAACATCACCTAAAGTAACATATGGTAAAAAAGATAAGAACAAAGTTACTACAAATACAACTCCTAGAGATGACAGCAAGACTAACGAGCCTGTAATCAAAAAAGCTGGTAGACCAAAAGGATCTACAAAAGTAAAGAAAACTCCAGCAGAGAAGGCAGCACAACAGGCTGACATGAAGAGAAGAATGGAGAATTCTCCTGTAGGTAGAGCAGAGAAAGCGAGAGAAGCTCAGAATAAAAAGAAGACTCAAACCACTAGTGATAAGGAACCTAGTAAAAATACAACTGCTCAGAAAAAAATCAAAAAAATAGTCTCTCAACCTGATGCATCTAGAGATACAAAAAAACAAATTCAACAACAACAAAGTATGAATGATCCTAGAAGGCCAGGTTCAGATGATTTGTCAGATGGTGGTAATACAGAGAGAGGTGGAACAAAACCATACAAGCCACCCAGTAAAATAGAATCTCAAAACATACAAACTAAATCGGTGATAAACCAATCCAGAAAGAAAAACCAAAATGCAACAAAGAAATCTAAGGGTGGCGATGCTAAGTCAGGTGGAGGAAATCAAAAAGAAAACAAAAACCGAATAACGAAAAAATATGTGAAACTTCCAAAAAATAATCGAAATGAAAGAAAGACAACAAAAGAATCTTTTTCTCATTGGCGTGAGGAATTTATTTGGGAGACTGACAAGAAGTATCCTGAGAAGGTAAAAGAAATAAAACCTATGAGTGGCAAAAATACAATCACCATCAATCCAGAAGATGAGAGTTCTAAATACAAGAGAGGATACTAAAGAACCATGTTAATTAAACCAATGGCCCCACAGACCACCTTAGCGTCTGCAACTAATGTGAGTTTAGCAAAGGCGGTTCATCTTGTGAACACTAATGGTGCTGCAGTTGTAATCATAAGATCTGATGCTAATGACGTTGGTATTGGTAGTTTTACCTTGCCTGCTGGACAGACTGCACAGGTAGATAAAGATGGCACAGATAAACTAAGTGCATCCGCAAATGGCGGTGACGTAAAGGTAACAAAGATTGCTTTCAACGTAAGTTAGTGAGTCCACACATTACT